CCCATCACGACCGCCGCAATAATGTCATCATCCGTCATGTAATAGGGCTTTATCGGCTTTTCAGGAGCGGGCTCTGTCTCTGCTGCTTCCTCTACTGGAATCTCCTGTATAGGCTCGCCTACAATCTCGGGACCAGCTTCGAGGAAATCTGCTGTCTCGGCTATGACTCGCCACTCGAAGACAAGAAAAGCTATAAGACAAGCTCCGGTAAACGCAAGAACCGGTACAAAATATTGTGGTCCTCGTCTTTCGTTATACATATTGTTGTTATTTTTGGGAAAATGTGATATAATAATTGGCGACATAATAATTTTAGATGGACTCCTTTCTTTAAGGCTCTCGGATGTTGGTAGCATCAGGGAGTCTGTTCTTTTGTGTCGTAAAAGCCTAACAGCTCTCCGCCTTCAATCACGGCCGTAAATCCATGCTGATAAGCAATACATACATCTTCAGGGCTGCAATCTTCTAAAGGCTTATGCGGCTCTAAAGGATATTCTGTAATCAGTTTTGACATTTCCGTTCCCCTTTCTTATAAGATTTCTTCGAGAGTCACTCCGAAATACTCACAAGCCTTCAGAGCATCTCTCAAGCTCCACTCGATTTTTCCGTTAAGCCGATAACTCAATGTGCTTCGGTTCACATCCAGGTATGCGGCGAGTCCTTCTTGAGTCTCGTTCCGTCTCCGAAGTTCTCCACGAACAAAATCGTTAAAGTGCCGGAGCTGTGTTCCGATCGTGTCGCAACTTGTCCTCATAGTGTCCTCACAAGCTACTTAATCGGCAAAAAAAATCTGTTCAATGCGTTCTCCGGTAAGGTCATATCTGGCTCTGATAACGGAGATTTCTCCCTGGGTAAAGTCAGCATTATTCTCGTTCATTTTGCGGGATAATGTCTGTCTTGTAATCCCCAACGCTTTCGCAAGGTCTTCTCCGGTGTCATTATGCCGGAGCATTTCAATTTTCAATTCAGCTTTGTTCATTGTTCTCCTCTCTGGAAGTCTGTCCTTCCGTGTTTTGTTGTCGTGTCTTTGTGGGACACTCATAAGATACCACAACATATTGTATCCTGTCAAGACACATTTTAATATTTTTTTGTCTTTGTGTCTTTTTAATCTTCCTTTTTGCGTTTTTTATGTTAAAATAAGGGCGAAGGGAGAATTTTAAATATGGACAATATTATGGGAAAACGCATCAACCAGAAACGACTTGAAAAGAAAATGACAATGGAGAGCCTTGCTAATTATTTAGGAGTCGGAAAGTCAGCCGTAAATAAATGGGAAAAAGGACATATCACGAATATCAAGAGAGATACGATAAATAAAATGGCTCAGTTATTTGATTGTTCTCCCGCTTGGCTTATGGGATTTTCGGAAGGCTTAACAGAACCGGACTATATTTCTTATGATGCCGATATGCAATATGTAATTGAAAGATACCAACAGGCTGACGATAGAACTAAATTGATAATCAAAGAAATTCTGAACTTGAAATAAAGAAGAGGAAACGTTATGAATATCACGAAACTACCTTCCGGCAGTTACCGGATTCGCGAGAGAGTAAAGGGTAAAAATTATTCCGTTACGATCAATCATTATCCAACAGACAAAGAAGCGCACCTTCTTCTTGCGGAGAAAATGAAGGAAGTTCGCGTATCTCCGTCTATGCCACTTAAAACCGCTTGCAAGGCTTACATTGAGTCTAAATCGAATATTTTATCGCCTTCATCAATTCGGGGCTATATGGGGCAAATTAGAGCTATATCAGAGAAGTTATCAAACACACCAATAAACATGATAACAACGGCAATGTTGCAAACAGAAGTAAACGAGTTCTCCCTTAAGCACTCCCCGAAGACTGTCTCCAATCAGTACGGCTTCATTGTGTCCGTTCTGAAGTTCTACGGCATCGCTCCTGGAAAAGTAACCTTACCGCAAAAGGAAAAGAAGACACCATACATCCCAACCGAAGAAGAAGTACACAAGATTTTCGCATACGTCAAAGACTCCCCGTATGAGATCCCGATTCTTCTCTCTGCTATGAGCCTACGGAGATCCGAGATCCTCGCCCTCACGATTGACGATCTGACGGAAGACAACCGACTTATCATCAATAAGGCAAAAGTCCAAAATGAAAACAAAGAATGGGTTATTAAGCCCACAAAGACGACTGACTCCACTCGGAGCATAGTTGTCCCTGATTACATTGCAAACAAGATCAGGCAGCAGGGGTATGTCTTCAATGGCTTTCCGGGACAAATCTATAAACACCTCATAGATGCTCAAAATGCTCTCGGAATACCGCACTTCTCACTCCACAAGATGCGGCACTTCTTCGCCAGCTATATGCACAAGCTCGGATATTCTGACAAACAGATTCAAGAAGCCGGTGGTTGGAAGACCACTCAAATTCTCGATACAGTCTACAAGCACGCAATGGATCTCGAGGAAGCGAAGCGGAGTATGTCAACAAACATTGAGGGGCTTTTATAACCCTCAAAGATTTGTCACGTGACAAAAAATATTGTAAATTGCCCTTAATTTTGTGAATTTAATTGAAAAAAAATCCGATAAAAAAACACCCCGCAGTATTGATAACTACGGGGTTTGTTGATAATTCAATGTTTTTTAACTTTTAACCGATAACAAGTCCGATTCCCGTCATCAGCTTTCTATAAACCCGATATTTCGGGCTTTTTTTATTTTTTGCCTTGTCACGTGACAAAAAAATTATTTTAACGATCTCTGATAGCCTACTGTACTTACGCAAATAAGCGCGCCAAGTAATGAGTTCACAAGGCATATCGTGTCGCCGATCTGATCTCCATAAGGGAGATTCCACACGGCACATATCCCACGAACGAACGGAGCAAGTGCCGGTAATGCAATAATTGCTATCCACTTCAATACGTCATATACTTTATCATTGAATATTTTCATAGTCAATCTCTCTTCTTTAAACTGGTTTATGGTTTGGTAAACGGATCAAGTCGTCCTTCCTGGCATCAAGTACCGCGTTCGGACCAACTAAAGCGTGATAAGCGTTATACTGGTTTATCCAGTCATCAAGATAAAGCTGCTCAATGTAGCCTTGAGCCATGTAGTCATCATGCTGTTTTAGAAGCTGAGATCTCATTTGAGCCTTCTGAGCCTTCTGGAGTATCTCTATATTTTTCATCGCCTTAATGACAGACTTAAACAGGAAGACTACTATTGTAAAAATACCAGGTACACCGAGTACCGCCAACCATGATGCAATCATTCTTAAAATCTCCATTTCCCTACCTCGTTAATAGTTTAGTCCAAGTCTGAACACCGATTATTCCGTCAACATCAAGTCTGTGTTCGGTCTGAAATGCGATAACGGCTTTCCTTGTATTCGTTCCGAAGATTCCGTCTATTCCGTCCTTAGATATGCCTAAATACCTTTGAGCGATTTTGACTTCCTCGCCCCGTGAACCTAACTTGATTACTTTAAGGAATGTCGCCACACCGACTTCTCTTCCGCTTCGGTTATCCCACCGAGCTTTCCCGTCCCTTGTGTCGATGTGGGTAAATGAACTGTATAAGCCTATGCCGCCCATTCCCATAGCTTCGGCGAACATAGCGACCTCTAACGGAGATGTCCCCTTGCAAACGGTGTCAGATGCTTTTCCTTTAACGTGCTGTGAATTGGTAGCACCGCCGATTTTCTTATTGTAATCGGGAGTCCTATAAGCGGAATTGATAATCGTTACACCGAACTTGTCTCGACAATCCTGAAGCCGTCTAACAAGATTTCCGTCTATGAGAATCTCATTCGTTCCGTCATGGCAAGCGAACTCTTTTACTTGGAAATTGCTTACTCTGCCGTCAATGGTAAAGAAATAGTCGCCAACCTCTCGTTTTGAGTAGGTAGCGACTCCACTTAAAACTTCTATGTATTTGTACTCTGGCATCGGCTTTTCCTCTCTTTCGCATAGCTTTCGCCAATCTTCTGCCGTTCCGTAGAATTTGTTGCAATCCAAATCGTATGGATAACCGTCTAATCTTCCTACGGATGTGTATTGCCACATAACGTAAGAATCCCAATAGCCAACCTTCGGGGGATTGCCCGCCCGTGCCATATTGTAATTGTAGTCGATTTCATAATCACGGTATTTTGCCACCCACAGCTTATATTCCGGCGCAACGCTCGCCCAATTATAAGTCTTGGTAACGCTCTCGGACATATAGATAATCGGTCTTACTCCCGTAAGCTGATAGAACTCGTCTAACCATTCCTTCGCCCACGATACGTTATTCTTCCCGCTTGACTCCCAATCAAGAAACGGGATTCCTTCGCCGATATACGGGGTAACACTTGCCAAGAAGTTAAGCACTTCTTCGTGTGGTGTGTTGTTCTCTGGGCGGGCGAAATGATAAAAGCCGAGAAGCTTTCCGAGATTCCTTGCGTTCTCTATGTGATGCAGGAATTGCGGATCGGTATAAGTCTTTCCCTCTGTCGCCTTCACGATGACGAAATCGCAGGCAATCTTTGATAAGTCAAGGCTCTTTTGATAAACAGATATGTCAATTCCGTTCATAAATTATCCCTACTCCATAAATATAAAAGGATAGCTGTTATGCCACTCAAGCCAAACACAAGGACGAGAAACGGCATAAGAACTACCAATGTTGCGAGCTCCCATGTCATTCGTAAGGTTCTCCGGTTATCTCTTCGTATTCTTCAGGAGTGATCCCGTTCTTTTTGCCAACAACATTATAGACTCTCTCTTTATCCCAGAGCCCGGTATCATAATATGTCTTGATTTTGTTGAAATTCTTACTGTGCATCACAAATCCTCCATAATCATAATATAGTCAATATCAGCGGTGTTCTTCGCGAGTGCGAGCTTCATTCTTTCATCTTCGGTTATAGGGTTCAAACAGAACTGCCATTTTCCGCCCTGTAAGCCGCCATAAACGAGAGTACATTCTCCGAGTTCTACGACTTCTCCGTTTTCCTCATAAGAGACATCCGAAATATTATCTTTAAATACTTCAGGATCTACTTCGGTATCACTCTCAAAAGTGTTCATGTTCAAAGTCGCCACGATAACAGTTCCGTCGTCTAAAAATACCTTTGCCATTGTAAGCCTCCCTATACGCTTTTCTTATTAGTTGTTCCCTTGTTACTTTCCTATAAGACTCATGCTTCAAAAATAATCGCTCGAATAGCTTATCCAGTTCGTGAATTGAACGGCAGCAGGCATTACAATCCTTCAGGATATTGTTCCGCCATGATTTATAACAGTTCTGAATATCCAGTAAGGACATCTGCCCTTGCTCCCACTTTTTCTTATACTTTTTAAGCCGTCTGCGCTCTCTCGCGATCTTGCTTCTGGTCGGTCTCTTTATGATCCTTCCGTCCTGAACGCTATATTTTATTTGCATGAATGTAAATCCGTGCTTGAGAGTCGTTATGTGAGTCTTTCTCTCGTTGATTTCGAGTTTTATATCTCCCAATCGGTATTTTATGTCTTCCAGAATGCTCTTGAGTTCGTCTTTTGAGTCCGAAATGATAAATATATCATCCATATAACGGCCGTAGTATTTCATGCCCCTAACGGTCTTTACATAACTATCTATACCGGACAGATAATACACGGCGAATATCTGCGGGCATTCCGCGCCGAGATTAAGCCCTACATCACTATCGGATGACGTGTCGATAATGTAATCAATCAGATCCATTATCTCTTTAGGCTCTTTTATTCTTTCGTGGACCATTCTCCGTAAGGTCTGATGATCTATGCTCTCGAAAAACTTTCTTATATCTATTTGTAAGATATAGCCGTTTTCTCCGTACTTTTGAATATATCTCCGCAGCATAATATCAATCCGCTTTCTTGCGAACGAAGTTCCTCGGTCCTTTAGGCTCGCGTAATTATCATAGATAAGCGGTTTTGTCAGTGCCGGTATAAGTATCTCTTTACAGAGCACCTTCTGGACAATCCTGTCTTTGATTACCGGAGCTTTTATCTGCCGCCTTTTACCTCTTTCGCATATTACAAAGTCTATCGTGTTCCCGACCTTATATTCCCCGCTGCGGAGTTCTTTCTGAAGTTCCGTATTCCTAAAGAGCATATTTGCCTTATATCTCTGCGTAGATTCTTTCCAGTGAGAGATTTTTGAGCATTCCTTAAAGGCATTATTCAATTTTTCAATAGTCGTTAGTTCTTCAAAAGTCATAAGAAAAAGAATGTTATAGTATCATTTGCCGTAGCAAGATACATCATCCTTATATATTCACCTCTTGCGAGGAAGGTTAAACTCTCCTTATAAACCTTGAATGAGTATTGCCTTATCGGACAATGTATCAAGGTCTCTAATCCCGACCGCCGCAAAATCGTTAGTTACACTGTTATTGTTCGCATTTCCGTTATTGTTCGCATTGCACGCAACCGCGGCCAAAATAGAGATTAACCTAAATTCTTGAATCTTTTATCAGACTCTCTCCACTTCTTCAAACAGTTGATTTCATGGATGAGATTCTTGATTTCGTTCGTGTGTTTATCATCAGGAACTTTTAACTCGGTCATAATAAGCTGATATTTTGTCATAACATCAAAACAAAGTCCGATCGCTTTCTCTTGGGCGATTCTTCTTTCTTCCAGTTCTGACTGATACTGCGGATAAATAGAATTTGCTATTCTGATATATGTACCCATATCGCAGACGGATTTCAAAATTCTGTCGCTCATGGCTCTTATATATCCTTGCTTTTTCTCTTTGATGTCGCCTTTTGCACCGAAGCTACATTCAATCAATCTTACGCAATCATCATAAACTTTGAAATATGTGTTATCAAATTCAACTTTGGATTCCCTGCGGTCTCCCTTATTAACCGACATAAAACTCCCTTAGCGGGGGATAAACCCCCGCAATTTTTAATGAAAAAGAATAAGCCCGACCGCCGCAAAACCGTTAGCTACACTGGCATAGCTCGCAAATCCGCCATAGTCCGCACGGCACGCAACCGCGGCCGCTTGCATATTACGAAGCCAAACATGATTATTCTCTCCGAATATCTGATTAAATCTATATTTCTGAAAGAGAGATAAAGGCTTAACGGCTTCGCCTTCCTGATATGAGTTCGCACTCCATTCTCTGTGGCCGTATACCTCACTTTCGGTAAGAGCGGAAATATAAGCATCTGCTTCCCAACCCCAGTTATTAAGTGCTGTTGTAAATAACTTCTGGTGCTTAAGTAAGTGCGCGCTCCAATCCGTAAACAGAGCGGAAAGATCAGTCTTGATATTATTGAATACAGTTCCTTTAAGGTAAGTGTGAAGCGTGCATCCTTTATAGCCTACAGAACTTGCGTCTCCCGTATGCCACTTTGAAGTAGTTCCAGTGTCAACTACAAGTGCTATATGATGAGTGCTTAAAACTGCATAACTATCATATCCGCCATAATATGTGTCCATATCAGCGAGAATATACTTATAGGTACTCGCACCTACAAAGTAATCTCCAATAGCGTAGCCGTATTTTTCGAGATTCTGTTCCGAGATTGCTGTCGCGAGATTCGTCAGATCGTTTGTAATGTTTCTGCGCGTTCTGCGAATGTGATCGTCAACTTTTGCGTTTACTTCATTAACTGTTTCCTGAAGACTTCCGAGATCTGTGATCTGATCTGCGATTGAATCAGAAGCCGCGCAATTTGTTCCTATCGTTATAGGATCTCCGTTAGGGATAATCGCTGTTGCGGTGTAAAGAACTCCGCTTAAAATGAACTGATCGCCGATTTCATAACGCTTTGTCGCCGTTGCGCTTGATTCAGTGTAGGCAATAACAGAAGTATTTGTCTTTCCATTAAGAGCCGTCTGCTGGGCCGTTGAAACGGGCTTATTTGCATCCGAAGTGTTGTCCACATTACCGAGACCGATTGTCGCCTTTGTGATTCCGCTTATCTGGTTCTGAACATAGGTTTCGGAAGCGTACCCGCTTGTATCATCTTTGATATTGTACTGACTCCCGTCCGGAAGCTGCACCTGGTTAATGTCTGCCATATTTTCTTCTCCTCTATACTCTTTCTGTTATAACGAGTTTCTTCCCCGTCACTTCAATTTCGTACTGGTCCTCGAATGTCGAACCGAAAATCAACCTCGTTCCGATTACCTCAATTCCGAACGCTGCGAGAAGTTCCGCGACTGTTTCTTCCGCAAGATCTGAATAATACTTTGAGTTCTGCGTATCTTCGCCCTCACGGGTTCCTGTTCCACCAATCGCCCAGGACTCTGAAAGAGTCGCACTTCCTGCCGAAGCCGTAGCACTCGCCGCCGCGTGATTCGCCTGTACTGTAATATCCGCGAGATAGTTAGGCTGAAGCTTTTCTCCTGTAATGGAACCATTCTTAACGGACATTGAGACCGTACCGGAAGTGATGGTCGGCTGGATCGTGTCTGACGGAGCGAAGTCGTACTCAGTAACCAGAGCAGACATATCAACGTATTTTACCGTCCCGTCATCAAGTGTCAGAACAAGACTCTGATAATGAGGGCTCGAGGGATTATCGTCATAATCGAAGTTCGTTACAACTTTTTCGATATCCGTATCGATGACGATTGTTGTATCATTCTGTCTTGTGAATGTGAATGTTCCCGTAGCCGGATTAAAGGTTACGTTTTTAATATCCGAGAGTAAGTCAGACTGATTAGCCTTCGATATGTCAAAATCAACAACTCGGTCGTCTATCGTGTCAATTGTAGTCTCAATTCTGTTGAGCTGGTCCTGAACGATAGGAGTCGTTATATTCGGTTTGTTTTTCCAGTAGTCGTTATAGCTACTGTCATGAGCCTTCTGCATCGGTTAAGTCCCCCTTTTCTTCAATAGGAGCGTTCCGCATCTGCTCTTCGTACTTTTCCCTTAAGATAGCGTTGTCGGCTGCCTTCTCCGTTGCATGGTAGACATTTCCAACAATAAGCCGTTTAACCTCTATTGGAAGATCCGAAGCGTTCAAAATGCTTACTAAATCGTCTTCGAGTTGTCTTATTTTACTGTTCATCAGCAACGGGCTCCTCTAAACTCTGAACATCCTTAATGATTGTTCCGCTTGTTTCGGAACTGTACGCAACCTCAAAACCATTGTCTTCGATTGCTCTCTTTAATACTTCGAAATCTTCCTTTGTGTTTGCATAAACACCGCCAAATACTTTCAACATAGTTTTTCTCCTTTATCCTTGAGCTGCTAAAACTGTTAATGTTCTTGTAGTGTAAGTCTTGTTTGTAAAATTTATAGAGTTTATATAAGTAAACTGTTGAGTTCCCCACATACGGCCGTGTAACTGAAGATAACCGCCACAAGACAAGTTTTGTGTTGTCAAAACACCGATTTGAGCTATTTTCGAGTTGAGCACATTAGTTGTTATCATGTCAGCCGTGACTTGTCCAACGGTCAAAGAGCCCTGATCGCCATAGCCGCCGAAATTCACTCCCCAACCGCTCTTATTAGTCCCGAGCGCACCCGTGATATTACCCGTTCCGAGTGATCCCTTACTAAAGGAAGTCCCGCCCGGTCCCATACTCACATTCCAACCGTTCCCGTCACTCGCTGAAACATTCAACTTCTGCGCATTTATCGAGCCCGCTTGTATTCTGTCAACATTAAGCGTTCCCGCCGTGATCTGATTTGCGCTTATGTTCTGCGCTGATAGATTGTCGGTCGTGATTGCTTTTGATTTGAGAGTATTGAACTCAGCTTCATCAGCTATGATTTTTCCGTCTATCCTTACGATGTCGCTCTGAATCTGAAGTATCTTCTTCCTGTCCGCGTTCGTCATCGACTTTGTTGTCGCCTTATATGGCGGATAGTCTTTGTCCGAATCGCTCGAATATTCATCGAAAAGAGCCTGTATTCCGGAAAGAGTACGCTGAAGTACATACGAACGGCAAACGTTTTTCCGTGTATATGATAAGAAGGTATCGCCACACTCCACATACGGAAGACCGACACACTTCATTTTTATAACCGGTATATGATTGACAACGTTTATCTTCGCCAGAAGTGCTCGCGCTGCCGACTGCATATTCACGTTGAACGCTATCGGGTTGTCCTGAACAATAAACGTGTTACCTTCGACTCCCGCTTGTCCCTGATCGAGACCGCCGCCGTCAATAATAACTACTTTTGTGATGTAGTCTGTTGTGTAAGGCTCATAGGTCAATGAGACATAATCGGAAGTATTTATAGTAACTCCCGCATTTTCTGCCGAAGGGAATGTATCTTCGCCGGGGTATAAGTCTTCTGCGGGATAAGTACCTTCAGAAAGAGCGTTCAGCTCACGATAGTGGAACTTTTTATCTCTTCCATACTGGCCATAAACTCCATTAAGCTGACAGATCCACTTCATAATGTCAGTCGCGCTCGGAGCATCAACGAAACTCTTAAAGTTCGCACTGATTGTCAGATTGTCGTTGATAAGTGTTCTCGCTTCTTGAGTGATTCCGAGATTGCTGAATAAGCTGTTTCGGAAGTTCCTTACCGTTACTGGAAACGAAAGTCCGTCAACCCAACTCTGCATATTTTTTGAGCCGATTTTATAGAGCGGATCGTAGCAAGTGAAGGTCGTGACGATATCTTCTCGCGTTTCATTGTCCTGGTCGTCTACATATCCACTAAAGAGCGGAATCTCTTCCGTCTCGTCTGCCTGGATGGTCGCTTCGAGATATTCTCCGCGAAGATCTATGACGTTATCAGCGACTTTAAATGTAAACTTCGAAGCAATACATCCCTTAAAGGTAAGTGACCTCTCCGTTTCTATCTTCTCGATCAGCTTGACCGATTCCCCGAGAATGTCGTCTCCGGTAAAGGTAACGTTCTTATTCGGGAATGTGATTATCAATGTCTTCAGGAGTGTGTCGTCATAATATGCGTTTTTTGTTGCATCTGTAACGTTTAACATTAGTATTCCACCAAATCTATCGGAGTCGCATCGTAGTTTATACCGCCGATCGTGTTTCTGTGAGTAATGGTCGGAGCTTGCATATAAAACGTACTTGAGTCATAAGCACAAGCGTAATCATCCCAGTAGGTTATCGTGATATTATCTTGTGTTGCGAATATCGCCGTCACGGACTCTTGTTCCGCAAGGTTGCGCTCACGGAGCGAGAATTTTATATGCACTTTCCTATCCGGAAGGACTTTCTGATGTTCTACCGCTTCCGCATCCTTCCAAGTTGATACAATTCGCTTCTCTTTTGTGAAGTTGTATGTTCCCTTCTGGATGAGGTCGTTACTGATTATCGTATCGCCGAATTTTAAGCGATAGCCTAAATAAGCTGAACTCATGTCTCAAAAAGCCCCCTTCCTGTCATTTTGTAGTTGTCCGAGTTCTGTTTGACGAGCACTCTTACAAGGCTGTCAGTGTCGCTCTCAACGACAACCTTCGAAGCCATTTCAGGAGCTACCATACGGAGCGCAGCAACGAACGCTTCCGTGAGCCGTGTATAATCAATAGAAGCATTGTCAAGCGGAGTAACTCTCGCGCCACCAGGTAAGTCGAGAATCTCGGGACCACGCTCTCCGACAAGAACTCGTCCAGCTTCTTCAATGTTTCCACCGTTTGCCAGATAAGGAATAGTCGGGATGTTGATTCCTGTTATTCCTGTAAGTTCGGTCAACCATGCGGGCGGCTGAATACTGTTCAGACCGCTTATGAGAGCATTTATTCCCTCGATGATCCAGTTGATAGCCGTCTTAAACGCTGAAACGATACCGTCCCACAGATTCTTAAAGAAGTCGCCGAATGCCTGAAACGCTCCTGTAAGTCCGCCGTCTCCGATCCAATCCATAAGGTTAGAGAGTGCGTTACCTATCCACTCAAAGAAGGTTTCAAGGTAAGGACTCGCCCATTGGAAAAAGTTCTCTATCAGACTTGTCAGCGGTGGCAAAATTAAATCGAGCAGCTCTGTCAGCGGAATAAGTAGGATCTCAAGCAATTTGCAAAGCGGAGTCAACAATGCTCCGATAAGAGAGGTCAGCGGACCGAGCAAAGCCTGAATAATTCCGAATATCGGTGTCAAAACGTCGCTTATCAGCTCCAAAATAGGCCCTAACAGTGAAGTGATAAGGTCTAATATCGGAGTCAAAATCTGCATTACAAGCTCCAGTAGTGGAGATATAAGCTGAAGCACCAAATCAAGAATCGGGCTCAAAAATTCCATAAGCATGGACAAAATCGGTGTAAGCTTCTGAATAATCGATACCAGCACCGGAAGAACCTCGGAAACGACCTGAACAATCACAGGAAGCAGTTCCTGAATCAAATTGAGAATGACAGGCCCGAGCTCATCAGCTATTTGAGACAGGCTCGGAAGGATCTGGCTGATAGCTTCAATCGCCATAGGTAAAACATCTTCCGCCGTCTGGATAAGCGGGGGGAGTAATTTGTCGATTAAATCAGCCGCCAAAGGACCGACTTTATCCATTAAGCCCTGAATTGTAGGCATGAACTCAATCAGCTTCTGAGAGAGCTTAACAAGAATCGGCATAACCGCCGAACCTATACTTGTCTTGAGACTGTTGCCGACTTTTTCAAGGTCAGCCTGGAGATCTCCGTACTCAACTCCAGCTTTGACCGCTGATTCAGACATAACGATTCCGAGATCGTTCGCTCTTTGAGTCAGTGCGTCAAATTCTTCGCCAGACTGAGCAAGCAAGGGAGCCATATTATAGGCAACCTTCTCTCCGAAAAGTTCCGCAGCCATAGCAGCGCGTTCTTCCTCGGTACCGAGAGCCATGATCTGATTCATAGCATCATCAAAATTAAGGTCAGTACCTTCGAGCTTCTTCGCCGCCTGTTCCATTGTGGACATATCAACTCCACACTGTTCGGCTGCATAAGCGAGTTCCTGGTAACGCTCCGCACCTATTCCCATACGGATTGAAGCCTTGTCGATTGTGTCAGCCATTTCGGAAGTGTCGTTCGCCATATTGACGATAGCTGTTCCGGCACCGACAACAGCAGCTCCGATAGTAGCGCCGACTGCTCCGATTACCTTACCGGCTTTGCCGAAACCTTCCGCAACTTTGCCCGCGTTCTTATCTACTTTTTGAAGTGAGTCGTTCGCCTTATCCGTGTCAACGAATACCGAGCCAACGAGCTTAAAGATCTCAAGTGCCATTCTTTGCCTCTTCGTGTTTGCGGTCTATTTCCGCGATAATGTCGTCCACCGGGCGAAGGTCTATATTCTGTCCGGTAACGGTCTCGTAATATTGGTCGAATGTCATATAATGTGAGGTAAAAATCATACACGGCAGCAGGCTTAACCATTCTTGCCGATATTTTTCTTTTGATTCCTCGTCAAGAGCCGTCAAAATCAGCTTTACAAACTGTTCAACTGACAGCACCTTCATCACATCAAGTGTGTGATACCTTCGGAGCACCAAGTCAATCAGTTTTACTTCATCAACTTGGCAACCGAGGAGAAAAAATTCTTCCACTTCTCCACATCCGCCACCTTAACGGCCTTCTCCAGAAACTCTGTCGCTTCCATAGTTCTGAGTGTTTCTTTATCACATTCCATAATGTTCGCAAAAAACTCATACAGTGCTTCTTCGGCGGGCTTTGTGCTTGCTCCGGAAAGAAGTGTAAATATTAAATCGTAGCCGAAGGACTCAGCCGTAAGATCAGTAATTTTATCTTTCGACATAACAAGAGTCTTCAACTCGTCTTTTATTCCTACTTTGTCGATAAGTCGCACGAACGCGAACACATCCTGCGTCTGTAAATTTCTCATTTGTATACTCCTCTAAAATAAAAAAAGAGCACAGAAAAAGGGATTAAACCCTAAATCTGCGCTCTCGTTTAATTGTTTCATTCCATTAAGCGGAAACCTGCAAAGAACTGTAAATGCTGGTGACGCTCGTAAGCATTGTCAGAACGTTCATTGTCAGCTTAGGTCTTGAGCCTTCCATAACAACACGTCCCTTAACGGCTCCACGATCTCCGTCAGCATTGATCTCTCTGTACTCACGCTCAACAGTGAACTGTCCGCCACCGCGAGTAAGAGCGACAAGAGTTCCGCCAATATAGAACTTACCAGCTCCGAGGATGATCTCACTTGCTCCGGAAGTAACGGTTCCGTTTACCTCAATCTCGAAGGGTTCAATTGTTGAGTCTGAAGCGGAATCTGTATTCTCATAGCAAGCTGTGAACTCGATCGAAGGAACGACATCGTTCTTCTCGGCGAAAGTCCAGTCAATGTTACCCATATTGATAGCATTGTGGAGTCTGATTGTTACTGCGTTTCCGCCTTTGGTAAGTCCCACCCAGGAAACTTCCTTAAAGTCGGCAACATCAACGGCTCCGGTTCCGATATACTTTGTTATCGCCATTTCTCTACCTCACATAATTTTGTACTTGAAAACGTATTAAGCGGTGCTTGATATTCTTGTCTTCATCAAGAATCGACTTACGATCTATCAGATAGAACGTAGGAAGGATATATGTTTGCGGAAGGTTCTCCGAATGTAACAGCTTCTCTATGTTATCGCAAAGAGCATCTATCGCGGTAGTGCTCCGTCCCTTGTCCCATACGTCTACATCAAGGATGTAGTCTTGTCTCGAAAGATCTTCAAGGTTTATAGTCCTAAAGGAAAAAACAATGTGCGGGTACATAGCCGTATCGTCTGCGATCTCGTAGTATACGTTCGTAGACAATGTTTTCAGCTTTGTTTGTATTAACTTTTTCAAGTCATTCGTTTTTGTAGGATCACTCGCCATCGTCTTCGTACTCTTCCTCACTTATCATAGAAAGTGCTGTCGCTTCGTCTTCCAATCCGCTTAAATACTTCGATTCGATCTCAATGATTTTCGGAATGTTATCCTCAACGGCACTCTGGAGAAGTCCCAATTTCGGGATTCCGCTCGTTCCAAATTCTTGTTCGTAACCGTAAACACCTTTAAGCTGCGACTTTTTCAAGCCGATTTCAACTCTCGGATATTTCGTGTCTCGGTTTGAAAGAACAACAGCCGAAGTCGCTCGACCAGCATTTCCCGTCTTGCGGTCAAAATACTGATAATAACTATCTCTAAATTTAGCCTTTACAAACTTTCCTACATCTCGGAGAGCCGCACGGCTTAACTCGAAGATATAATACTGAGCCGCGTCAACATTTGACGTGTATTCAACGTTGCCCTTCTTAACCTTTACAACAGATTTAGGAACGCTCATCAGTCAATACCTCGCTTACATACGATCTCAAGTCGGTTATTTGTTCTGAATGTTCGCAGAATTGTGTAAATATCCTCTGTACCGCCAAACGGTGTGAACTTTAAGAGTTTTTCGTTCTGATAGTCGGCAAAGTCAGCTATCACAAACTTGATTTCCGGCTTGAGCCCTACGGCTTGTGCCTGGTAAAACTCGTTCTGCCCGATACTTTTCACTTCTGCGAATATGGTACGTTCTGTCTGCGTTGCCACAGTATCGCCATACTCGTCAACTGTATAGGTCTCCGCTATTAGCGTGATAATATTATCAAACATATCAATCCCCCACAGTGATCGTAGACTTCCTTAAGCAATCGCACTGATATTTAAAGGAATCGCCGTATCTGTCAGCTTCCTTTGAATCACTGGCATAATATCCCAGTACATAGGTCTTAATCGCCGTCTCTACGAGTTCCATATCACTTTCCGCAACAGTCTCACTCACTCCGGCTCTGACAAGTTCCTGTCTTGCCGATTTGATTTCGTCTTCAATCTCTGCGTCAAGCAAATTATGGGAAATGCGGAGAGCAAGCTTGACCTTATCAACTATGGTCGGCGGAGTCGGTTCCGGAGTCGGTGTCGGCTCAGGATCTACCGGAGTATCGTCTTCCAATAAGATGTCATCAGCCATAACTTGCTCCCTTCGTTATTTCTTCTTCGTAGTAGTTTTCTTTTTCGGCTCGGCCTTAGGTTCTGCCTTAGGCTCTTCCTTAATTTCGGGCTTAACCTTAGGAGCTCCCTTAGCCTCGACATAGCCGAGATCCGCAAGTTCCTTTATACGAATATCGGAAGTCTCTATGGTCTTACCTTTTTCGTAATAAAGCCCTGTGTACTTATCAGTGAATCCCTTTTTGATTAAGCCCTTCATAACTCTACCCCCTTATTAAACAGCAGCAGGAGCAGTGATGTTTACGAATGCACGGCAAGCGATAGGCTCAACGGCAACGTACTCACGGCCGAGGATCTTTACAAGGTCTTTAGCCATGTCGGTCTTGTCGTCAACCTTAATCTGGATCTGCTCTCCATTAGGGAAGTTTGCGAGAGCACCATAGCCGAAGTCGCCTACGATAGCGTAAACGTCGTTCTCTGAAGCTGCGCTAAGAGCGGGAAGTGCATTTGTAAGAATAACCTGAAGTCCCTGGAAGGGATCAACAGCGTAATGAGCGTTGAGTGCTGCGTTTACGAATGCTGCCTTAGTAGCGGGATTCATAACGATTACGGGATTGGTAGCTTCTGCATTGAGCTCGCCAAGTGCAAGAGCGATAGTACCAACAGCGGCACCAGCCTTTACCTTCTTAGCATTTACAGCGTTCTCGCTTGCGGAAGTTGAAAGTGCTGCGATCTTATCGAGCAGAACCTTCTCAGCCTTAAGAGCGATTCTGTAAGTGAGCTCGTCATAGATATACTCAAGGAATGCCTGACCTCTCATGTCGAGAGCTTCGTCAGAAACAGAGATCCACTTCTTGATTGACTCGGGAACAAGTGTTACAACGCCGAGAGTGAGAGACTCTTCGGAAACAGCTCCGGAGCCTTCGTTGTGGATAACTGCATCGCCAGCAGTAAGTTCAAACTGAACCTTCATGTTACCCTGTACGGAAATCTTCTTAACAAGGCTCATGATTCCGCTTCTGGTCCAGTCTGTCTTGATGATGTCATAAACAAAATCAGGAACAGCGATCTCTCCAGCGTCGCCTACGTTTGTGGTAAGAAGTGCTCTAACCTCGTCGTCATTACCGGTCTTGATGTACTCAGCAAAAGCATTGATGTACTCTTCTGAGTTTCTGTACTCTTTAAGATCCATTTTCTTCTCCTCTTTTCTTTCCTCAACAACTGTTACTTTGTCATCGGCCTTATTTTCCTCAAGGGCCTTTGCATTTTTCTGTCTCTCTTCGAGGTCTGCAAGAAAAGCCTTGCGCTCCTGAAGGGAAACAACTTCGGCTTTAAGAGCATCAAGCTCTTCCCCGCTTTTAGTCTCAATCTCTGAATCAATTTCAGCAAGACGAGCTTCTACATCAGCGAGTGTCATGTTTTTAAGATCCATTTTAATTACCTCTCAACATATTTCTTAATTCTACACGTTTAACTTCGTCTTCTTTAGCACGTTTCGCACTCTCCAGTACGGACTTTGCACTCTCCAGTGCTTCGTCTACATCTGCTGCCTGAATAGAAGTCTGTTCATACGCGGGGAAAGTAACAGCGGAAACCTCATAAACCTTACTGATCCCAGTAATGATTCTTTTCGGCATATCACTGTCAAGACCTTCCCAGCTATCACTTTCAACAGAGAACATGAAGGACATCCCGGAAACATCCCCACGATCCACCGCTGAATAAAGTGCCTTTGATTCGGTATTTCTCTCGACATCGAGATTAACTCTTATATGAAGGCCGTCTTCCTCAATCCACATCTGCATCGTACTGTTTGCATTGTTGTTTCTGCTACGAGCAAGCGGGATCATATCTGTATTATGATTAACAAGGAAACGAACATCCTTCATGTCTGTATTGTCAAGAGCGTGTCTGTCGATTGTCTCTTTGTAAAAATAGAGATCAGTCTCTTTGTCAAACACTATAGGAACACCGACTATGTATGTTCCGTTTTCTTCGTCTTTCATAGCGCGAAGTTCTACGTCAAATCGTCTTTCAATCTTTTCCATTATTCCTCACTACCTCCGTCTTCGCTGTCATCCTGTGGCGGCCTGCCTACGGGATTACCTGTTCCGTCATCCGTTGTGTCTCCTGTCTTTCCTGTATCGAGTCTCAATACGAACTCGTCTCCGCCTTCATACGGAGCCATATTGAAAAGCTGCCTAAACTCATTAGGAGTCATCAGACCTCTATCCACAAGGTAAACCATTGAGATCTTCGTCTTTGCTGAAGCGTACTGAAGTCGATTCGACTCGTACCAAACCTCGGCACCGAATGCGATCTCTCTCTCCGTAAAGATCTTTCCGGTAAGCTCAAGCGATAACGCTACGAGGATAGGCTCGATTCTGGACTCATAGAAAGCATCGTACTCACTCTCGGAATAAATAGATTTAACGATTTTCTCATTTACTCCGAAGTATCTGTAAACACGCTCACGGTAAGCAGCCTGTTCTTCTGCCGTTGCCGTTGTAGGTTTAAGATTTATCTCTTTGAACTCCTGCGTTGCATCAAGTGAAGCAATACCGCCCGCGTTGCTTATGTTCATGTAATCGCTGACGAACTGATCTTTCTGCTTCTTGATGTCTTCCGGAGACAGCATAGCTTTTGTCGATTTAAGTATTCCGCGAAGATTTGCGGTACTCTTAACCGCGTTCTCAAGTCCCTGATCCATTGTGTGAATAACATCAAGGGTTCCCAGGAGCGGGCCGTTTCCTTCTCCACCTATATCGCTCTTAAGATAATCTTTGCGAAGGACTACGAGATCTTCCCAGGGAACTACCAAATTATTTGTCGCGTCCCCTAAAAAGCCGAACTGAATATAAAGTCCGCCCTTGTATTCAAGTCCAGTAAACGAGTTGTAAGGTATCGGATAGAAGCCTATTACTTTTCCGGTATTATCTCTTTCCAGATACACAAAAGATGTGTTCTTAACTTCAAGGTAGTTCCTTACTTTCGCGAGGAAGTCTTTGCCGTTCATATATTTGTTCGGCCTAAGCTGGAGTAAACGCTCAATCCTCTTGTCAGTACATCTCGGGTTTGCCTTTGAAGTATGCTCCGATAGGGTACGGATAGCCGTTCTCACGTCATCGCTCGCGTAAATGTCAGATCCGAAGAGTCCGAAACACGATTTAAACGTTCCGAGCTCCTGAAACTGCGTATATGTTTTTGTCTGATCCGCCTTAATCGGTCGGAATAAATCGAGTATACTTCTGCGCTCTCTTTTCATTTTCTCCTACCTTACATAAGGCAAGTATTCGTCCATGTGTTTGACGTAACCTACCCAAGCATTTAAGAGTGATACCATTCCGTCTATTCTTCTGTCCTGTTGTAGCTTAACGGGCTGAATGGTCTCAATCCCGTCTTTGTTCAATGCTTTTACTCCGGTATTAGCCAAACACCACCGAAGTATCGGATTGTTATTATAATTTACTTTGTGTTCCGTTAAGGAACATCCGAGTTCCTTCATAGGTTGAGACCATGTAAACGGCCCCTGTGCGGTCTTTTCCATTTCAAAGCCGTACTCTTCCATTTCCGGAACCCAATATCCCGAGAGTGCTCGGTCGTAGCATATCCATAAAGGACGAATGTCGAATTTCTCGACCATTTCAACAAACCACTTTGTTACAAGAGAATAGTCAACCTGCGCACCTTCGTTTATTTCTATCCAACCTTGTTCCGCCCATAATTTATACGGGACTTGCTTTGCATCCGTTCCGAGGTTTTCGTCAAGTTTCCTCTGCGGAATAAAATACTTCTGCAAAACATATACTGTATCTTCATTCGGCTTCCGGACAATCAATGTCGCACAAGTCAGATCGTATACGCTCGACAGATCACATCCACCAATCGCGTAGCTATGTGAGACTTTATCCATGTCGAATGTCGCTTCATTGACGACAGCTTCAAACGGTAGCCATGTCGTAGATCCGCTCTGCGGAATATTAAAGTCCTTTACCATTACAGTAGGCTTAAATGACGGATCATCCTTCGCCTTCTGTACCATTTCCCGTAGGTAAGTCCGTGATTTAATGGTATCAAGTCCAGGGTTCGCTTTTATCCAGCACCGCTCGTCTTGCCACTCGTCAGGACTATCAAGTTCATATATGAACGGAAGAAATCTGTTATTCTTAACAGTTCCATTAAGGACATCCGCTGCATATTTATACTGAGCGTCAAAAATAGACTCTCGGACATAGCCGTTTGTTGTAATACAAAAAAGCAACGGTTGCCTTCTGGCTCCCATCGCTTGTTTTATCAGATCGTAAATATCTCTATCTTTGATCGCCGCCAACTCGTCAATAACGGCTCCGTGAACATCCAGTCCATCAAGGCTATTAGTATTTGACGCTAAAGCCTTTATAAAACCGAAGTTCTCGGCACAATACAGATCAGCGGCTCTCTTACGGACGAATGATTTAAGAGTATCGTCCTGCATAATCATTTTATGCGCTGCATTAAAACCGAGTTTTGCCTGCTCGAGCATTGTCGCAAGGTTATATATCTGCGGAGATCCTTCCTTGTCAGCCAGGAGCAAAGTCAGTTCAACAGCCGCCGTCTCGGTAGTCTTGCCATTCTTACGGCCTTCGATTATCAGACATTCGTTGTACTGTCGAAGATCGTTATCATCCACAAAACCGAAAAGAGCCTGCAACCTTGCCTTCTGGAATAATTGAAGTTTCAAGGGTTTACCGATATTTCCGCTCGGTTGTTTACAAAACTCCTCGATAAAGTTGATTCGCTTGTTTGCCAGGTCAATATCAAAATGATATTCAGTCGGTGCGAGGTACTGCTCCAATAAGACCTCACTGATCCGCTTCATTTTGTCGCAGGCTACAATCTTTCCGTCAAGAATACCGCCGAAGTATTTTTCAAAATCAGTCATTGATTATTGAGAGCAGCTTTTCTTTTCTGGAATCCTTTTCTACCGGATCTCCTGTAGGAAGGAAGTCCGTCAACTGTTTAATTACTGACGAATAAGCCTTCTGTACCTTGACGTACATATCAGCTTCGACAGAAGTTTTCTTTCCGTGCTGATTTGCTCCGTTCTGGTACTCCTCGGACCAGCCGTTCGCCTTAATATGATCCCGAAGGACCTCTAACTGTTCAGCCATAAAGGACGCATCCGCAATTAAGCCTTCGACAAGTTTCTTTTTGTCTTCCGGAATGTCCTGTATGATCTTTTCGAGTTTCTTCTTTTCCTTTGTCGCGTTAAATACAGCCATAACTCACTATCTCCTAAAATATCAAACTACACCGTCCTATATACTCCTATATCCGAATAAATCAAAGA